ATTCAGCTTGCGGTGTTTGAGCCATTTACGAGCAGCCCTGATCTCTGCGTTAGCTACCTTGACTGCTTTGCTCATTTTTTCTTCTTTGCTGCCTCCCTGGCCTTCTTCGGGAAAGCAATATGATCCGCGGCATTAGATATTGAATCCCAATGATCAGATTTCTTCTTTCCTTTTGCTCTGTCAGCTTTAGTGCTTTTCACTGCCTTCAGAATCTCACCTTTAGGATCTTTTTCATCCTTAAAGTGCTTGTTCTTAGTTAATTTTCGACGTCCCTTGGCCAGATTGTCGGCGGTCTTATTGTCAAAGTTCATATCAGAAGTTTTGGCCTTATCGACCTTCTTCGTCTTGCGGTTGACAACTTTAACCTTGAGTGGTTTCTTCATTCTGCTGACTCCTTCTCACTTGGTTTTCAACGGCTGCCCGTTCCCGGGCAATTTTCATGTCGTTTTCTGCCCGTTCGCGAGCAATCTGCATGTCGGCTCGGGCCTTGGCATAAATGGCCTCAATCCCAGCGTTCATTTTCTCTCTGTCCGCTTCAGACTTCAGTTTCTCCCGCAGCATTGCCGCTTCTGCCTTGGCATTCTCAGAGAACTTCTGTATTTCCATGTCGAGCGAAGCTTTCTGCTGAGCAAGCTGCATCGCCGACTGGGCTTTCATCTGATCTGTCTGTATTTGAGCCTTAGTCTTTTCTTGGAGCGCCATAGACTCAATTTCAGCCATTTGCTTCGCAGCGGCCATGGGATCAGAGGCAGGGTCTCCCTGTCCGGGTTTCTGCATAGGCGGTTGCGGAGGCATTTGCACTTGGTTGACCAATTGTGCCGTTGCCTGAGAGATCTGGTTCTCTGTTTGAGCGTCGAGATCCTTTATTTTGGTATTTGGGTCACGAAAATCTGGAAGCGCAGGCAGGGGAGCAGCCATCTTCGCCTGAACTTGAGCTCTATAGTAAAGAGCCAGATGTTCTGCTCTGTGAGAAAGGTAGCCTGGAACGTAGGGCTGTTGTCCCTCCGGGCCAAGGGACTGGAACCACTGGTCGAGGGATGTGATGTGTGCAACATGGTCTTGGTCCTGGTAGGCTTTGATTGGTTTTTGGAACATCATGGCAATGTTCTCCGTGGCGGCATCCATACGATGCACGTCCATGGGATCTATGAGTATTTCGTCTTCGTTAGGGATTCTAAGCGCCTTGTACATTCGTTTCAGCGCAGCGTAGACGTTGTGGTGCTGAGGATAAGTCTCTGCGAGCTGCATTGCGGCTGAAGCCTGAGCAATACGCTGTGTGGAGGAGAAAGTGGCAGGATCCGAAGTTGGAATGATGTCAATTTCTTCGTCAAAGTCAGTTCTAAGGACAAATTGGTCCTTTTCCTTCATCTTGTAGGGGTAGGAATCAGGCAAATAGATCCCATTTAGCTTCGCGATGAGTTTGAACTCTTGGCGCTGGCTCCGGTGAAGCCTTTTATGGATCGCGCTGAACACTTTTGCTCCCTCTTCAAGGAGCGCCATCGTCGTACCGACCGGTGTATTCTGGTTTGCGTCACTGATATTCGTTGAAGCGGTGTTGGCGAACCGTTTGGCGACGTCTACGATGTATGAAAGGAGTTGCATCATCGTATCGCTTGGCTCTTTGAACGGCAGGGCCATGACCGCCTTCTGAATGTCGTCTACAGTGGCATCAATATCTACAAACTGCCCCGGAGAGACCGCAATTTCGCCGCCCTGTACACGTCCCCGAAGTTTGAAACCGCCCTGCATGTTAGCATAAGCCGCGCTATCAAGGAGAGCGCGAAGTGCACCAGTAGCAGCGCGACCCAGCCCACCGATAAGATGGTATAGCCCAAAGCCATAGAAACCGAGTCCAGGAAGGAACTTATAATCGACATACCATATCTCCTTCTTGTGGGTGGTATCCGACTCTTCCCAGTTCCGTCGGATAGAGATAACCTGTTGAGTATCCTCATGCACCGTAACAATGTACGGCATCTCGATTTCATACTCATCTTCTATGTCCAAATATCGATGTTGTTCCAAAAGAGTAACGGTGCCCGAGTCCTGGGAAATGCCCCCCGTGCGACCTTCTACCTTCATTTCGGTAGTGTCCTCACTATCAGACTGAGGCATTTCGATATCTAAGTCATCGTAGAATCCTGAGGTTACATAACGCTTGAACTCAATAGGATTCAGGTTGAGCACTTCAGTGGTCCGGAGCGCACTGGCGAGTGAAGTGGTATTGCCGTCAACGACTAAGTTTTCAGCTCGTACAAACCGTGAAGTGTTTCGCCCCAGAACTGAATCGTGCCAACACTTTTTGAAGGTGTGACCGATAAGCGGAAGGTGAAACAGCATCTGATCATGGTCGGGGAAGTATTCTTCCATTTCCTCGGTCAGCTGATAGTTCATGTAGTTTCCGGCGCGTTCAGCCTTCTCCATCTTCCCAGGGGTTACATCACCAAGGATGACCGTGCCCACCGGACCCTCACTGGGAAACAGCTCACCAATCGCCTTGGCCTGGAACTCAGTGGCAGCTTCAGCGATAACCGGATGTATCAACTGAGATAGTTTTTCATTATTAGCAGCGTTTGAGTTACCCGCGCCCTCTTGAGGTTTAAGGGTGAGAAGGCCCTGTTCGTACACCTTCTGCCATTCTTCCCGGCTGTGTAGGTCTTCCGTATAATCCTCAATAACCTCGGAACCCAAGGCTTCTACATCAACCTTATCAAGTATTTCAATAAGGTTGTCGTCCCAGTCCGCATCCCGGCGACCTTCGTCTTCAGTATCGGGTGCATCGTCTTCTACAACAAGGAAGTTCCCCTCGGCATCTTCTTCAAGGTCGGGGAAGTGTTCGATTGTCAGGTCATCCATAAATTGCTCCACGGTCAGCTAAGACCACTACGTTATCCATGTCAACAAGGGGGTCGTCCCGATCTGGTATTTCGGGGCCTTCTTCATCATCCTCTGGGGGAACTCCCCACCACATCGCCCTCAGCCTGAGAATGGCCTGCGTCACAGTATCCACCACATCGGCTCCATCGCCAGCGGGGAAGATAGCGCAATGTTCGATCACTTCCTCCGCCCACTTGCGATCAGGATACCATACGATATTAGATTCAAACAGGACTGAGGCGGCATGAGCTCTCGCGACCTTATCACGATCTGGGGAGTACGTGGTAACAGGTATTCCCCCTTGTCTGAGATCCTGAACCAAGCTGGCTCCGGATGCTTTCTTTTCTATAAGTACGCAGTCAGGCAGCCACTCCTTATACGAGTCTTTGGCGAGTTTTCGCAACTCGGGGTACTCTAGCCTATCCCTCCAGGACTCCATCAACATGATATGGTGGTGTCCGCCGAAGGCGAAAACGCCCCAAGTTGTCCTGGCTGAGTATGCCGCGTCCTCGTTCTTTTCGTAGGCGGTATCGTAACTCTGGACTACAAATACAAAGTCCGGCGTATTCGTCCGATCCCACTTGCGCCACCACTTCCGTTTCAGGATCCCACCACCCTTCGGGGCAGGCCTCTGCTGAAGTTGGCCTGCTGCTGCGTAGCTGCCCAGACCTATTTTGAGCTGGTTGATTTGAGCCTGAGGCATACGTTCGGGCCATAGCAGCTCTCCTTCCACTAGCCGAGGGTCTTGGGGCTGAGAGGGTATGAAGTGAACCGTGGGCGGTGCCGGGTGATATGGATGGGGGTGCTTGCGCTCGTACTCAGCAGGCACACAAAGGTGAACCCATTGTTCATCCTTAGCCTGCTCTTCGGCGTTCCTCAGAATATGCCCCGTTAGATCTGACTGGTGCACCCTCTGCATGATAATAACAAATGCTCCGGTCTTCGGATCATTTAGCCTGCTCTGCACGACCGTATCCCACCAGTCCGTCGTAGACTTACGCACCTTTTCAGACTCCGCCTCCTTCACAGAGTGGGGGTCATCGATCACAATAATATCACCCCCCTCCCCAGTCAGGGACCCGTCGACACTCGTCGCGATCCTGTGCCCGTTGTGATTGTTTTCGAACCGCTGCTTTTGGTTC